GGCGCAGCAACAGCTACAGCGGTGCTAACTAAAGGTACTGTCAACTCCATTACCCTTACAAACGCTGGAACAGGTTACACATCTCCACCTACTATCACTTTGACAGGTGGTGGTGGAGCAAATGCGGCAGCTATTTGCCAGCTTGTGACGTTCAAGACTGGAACCCTGTCTGTACTGGTAACCAATGGCGGTTCTGGCTATGGAGCCAGCGGCTCTTTCTTTGTTGGTGTTTCTGGCACTGGCGGTACAGGCGCAAATGCCACAGCCATCGTGAGCGGTGGTGCAATTACGCAAATAATTATGAACAATCCTGGTAGCGGTTACACGGCTGCTGGTAATGTAACAATTAGCGGAACTGGAACCAATGCAAATGCTACCGTCATCCTCAACAGTGATGAGATTGCCTCTGTAGCCACCTTCTCAGGACGCACCTGGGTGGCGGCAGGACGTACTGTGTACTACTCTGCTGCCGGAAGCTACAGTGACTTTACCTCTGTGTCTGCCGGGAACTTCCCGATAACAGATTCAACCCTGCACGGCAACATCAAATCCCTGCTGTCGGCAAACAACTTCCTCTACATCTTTGGTGAAGACAGCATCAACGTCTTCTCTGACTTGCGTGTTTCTGGCACGGGCACAACCCTGTTCACAAACACCAACGTCAGCGCCAGCGTAGGTAGCAACTTGCGGTATGCGGTATTTCCTTACTTCCGCAGTGTGCTGTTTATGAACAACTATGGCATTTATGCTCTGGTAGGTTCTACTACCAGCAAGTTGTCTGACCAGCTAGACGGAATATTCCCGTACATAGACTTCACGTTGCCCGTCACTGGCGGTCAGGTGTTAATCAACAACATCTTGTGTGCTGCTTTCAACTTCTATCTGAAATCCACTTACCCGTTTGCCACTGGTGGGCGGTTTATCCAGTGTGTGTTTTTTGAGAAGAAATGGTTTATTACCAGTCAAGGTGCGCTGACTTACATCAATCCTGCGCCTGTTGGCGGTGTCATCAACATGTACGGGGTTGCAGACAAGTCTTTGTTTAGGTTGTATGCCAGTGCGACAGCCAACGTGTCTAGCAAGATACAGACGGCTTTGTCGCCCATGAAAGACCCTATCCGTACCAAGCAAGCTCTGAAGTTTGGTATTGAGGCTACGCTTACCACTGGTGGCACATTCAACGTGACGGTGGATAGCGAGAGTGGCTCCAGTCCTACCTACGTGCTGAACAACTTGGTTACGTGGTACAACAATTCGAATGTAACTATTACTTGGTTAAATAATTCCAGTTCGACTATTGGCTGGTTGACAAGTAACGGTTATGCTCTTTATAAATCAGATGCCCAGCAATACGGTAAGTATTTGGGTCTGACAATGACTTCTACAGACCCAGCGTTTGTAGTGAACACGTTTGAATTTGAACATGAACTACGAGTGAGGTTCTAACATGGCTGTACCTAATACATTTGGCACTGCAACATCTGCCATTCCTTTGTCCCAACTGGACGCAAACTTCAACACGCCTATTACTCTTGGTAACACGGCTATCCAGTTAGGCGATACCGTCACTACGCTCAACAACATGACGTTGGCAAACGTCACTATCAGTAGCGGTAATGTCACCATCACAAACGTAGCTATCACCACAGCTAACGTGAGTGGCACTGCAAACATCTCTACTCTGGTAGTTGTAGGTAACGAAACTGTTGGTGGGAATACCACTATTACGGGAAACATCACTGCTGCAAATGCAAACGTGACTACCAACCTTGTATTGTCCGGCGGCACTGCCAATGGTGTGGCCTATCTCAATGGCTCAAAGGTGCTGACTACAAGTAGTGCGTTGGTGTTTGATGGGACAGGTCTTGCTGTTGGAAACGCATCACCACTTAGCGGTGGTAAATTGTCAGCATTGGCTGACTTAAGCGCCGTAAACGGTTTAGTTGTTCGTGATAGTGCTACAACCTATGCAAACAACAATAACTATATTTTGCTTCAAAATAGTGCTGGAGCAACAGCAGGGGCATTGACGCACCCCGCATCTGCAAGTTTAGGTCTGTGGGGAAATGACGATATTCGATTTTTTTATGGCTCTGGTGCAACAGAAGGTATGCGCCTTGACTCCAGAGGTAACTTGGGAATGGGTGTTACGCCTAGTGCTTCATCGTTAAGTGGCTTTATTGAAGGCGCTTACGGAGCATTCGGTCAAACATCCACGCTTGGAAGTTCTATTGCTGGAAATGCCTATTACAACAGCGGTTGGAAATATAAAGCATCAAGTACAGCAACGCTTCAGCTTCAAGACAGCGGTGGCTTTAAGTGGCAAACAGCAGCTTCAGGCACAGCAGGTAACGCAATCACCTTCATCCAAGCAATGACCCTTGATGCTAGTGGTAACTTGCTGCTGAAAACAACATCAATCGGCACATCTGCGGTTGGTGTTATTGGATTGGGAAATGCAACTGCTCCAACATCATCACCCGCAGGTATGGGGCAGTTGTATGTTGAAGGTGGTGCATTGAAGTATCGGGGTTCATCTGGCACTGTTACTACAATTGCCAACGCATGAAAACTTGCACAAATTGCAAACAAGAAAAACCTTTTACGGGTTTTTATGCAAGCTCGACTCATAAGTCGGGCTATGTCTCTTGGTGCAAAGAATGCGAAGCAAAACGCTGTAAAGCAAAAAATCAAGTCAATCGTGAACGCAGATTGGCAAAGGCCAAAGAATGGCGTGAAACCAACCCAGAAACGGCTAGAAATGCAATTCTTGCATGGCGTGAAGCAAACAAAGACCGATATGCGAATTATTTTTTTGAGTATGCAAAAGCCAATCGTGGCAAAGTCAATGCAAAATGGATGAAGCGGGAAGCGGCAAAGAAAAGCCGCACACCTGCATGGTTGTCAGATGATGAGCATTGGATGATTGAGCAAGCCTATGATATTGCGGCAATCAGAACAAAAATGCTTGGAATTAGTTTTCATGTTGACCACATCATTCCATTACATGGCAAAACAGTTTCGGGACTTCATGTGCCTTTGAATTTGCAGGTAATTTCTGCCAAAGAAAATCAAATGAAGTCCAACAAATTAACCGCTTTAGAAGGAGCATAAACCATGTCAACAATCGTTTGGAATGTATCGGCGCTTAACTGTTACCCGCAAGCTGAAGGGGAAACAGATGTTGTATTCACCATTCACTGGCAGTGCAACGGCACACAAGAGCAAGATGGCAAGACCTACAACGGTTCTGTCTACTCAACTTGTGGCGTGACCTATGTCGCTGGCTCACCCTACACCCCGTATGCTGACCTGACCCAAGACCAAGTGCTTGGCTGGATTTGGGCATCTGGTGTGGACAAGGACGCTACAGAGGCGGCTGTTAACTTGCAAATTGCACAGGCTATCAACCCACCTGTGGTAACACCCCCGCTTCCCTGGAGTGCATGATGAGCGTTAACTCACCCTTCACACCTTCTGGCAACACTGTCACGTTCACAGGCGTGATAACTACGCCTCCTACACCCGTGCAAGCAGTGTCTAGCACCCTGGGTGGTAATCAGTACCGCATCCTCAATGCTGGCTCTGTTACTGTCTTCCTGGGTATAGGTAACACTGCTGCTGGTGCGACTGCAAATGCAGTTGCGGTGACTAGCACTGCCGCAGCTATTCCTTTGCTTGCAGGTACAGATGAAATCTTGTCGTTCACCCCTAACGCATATTTCACAGGTATCACAGGTACTAGCTCTGCTGTTGTCTACATCACACCCGGCGATGGTTCGTAATGTTAAAAACGGCTAGTTCAATCACCAATGCCATAGGTGCTCTTAACTATAAGGGCACGTGGGATGCTGCAACCAACAACCCGACTCTTACGTCTAGTGTTGGTACGCAGGGAGATTACTATGTCGTTTCTGTAGCTGGTTCTACAAACCTCAACGGCACTACCTTGTGGGGTGTTGGGGATATGGCTATCTTCAACGGTAGCATCTGGCAAAAGGCAGATGGTGGAGATACCAGCCTAGTCACAGGACTGACAGTTACTGGTTTGACAGGCTACATGTATGCCAATAACACCACACCTGTTACCGCATCTACAACCATTCCTGTTGCCAGCATCACAGGCGCTGTACCCAACACAGTCAACGTCATTGCTGGCACAGGACTTTCTAATGGTGGTGCGCTCACAGGTAACGTCACACTCAACCTTGCCAACACCGCTGTAGTTGCTGACACTTACGGCAATGCCTCTGCTGTCTCACAGATAACTGTAGACGCACAAGGGCGCATTACCAGTGCTGGTAATGTAACTATTTCTATAGCCAACTCTGCTGTGTCAGGGCTGGGCACTATGTCTACCCAGAATGCAGACAACGTAGCCATAACTGGTGGCAACATCACCAGCATCATCGGCAACGTAGTTGGTGCTATTCCTAATGGCAATATCACAAATGTTATGTTGCAAAACAGCACTGCAACGCTGGGAAATGCAACTATCACTCTTGGTAGCACTACCAGTTCTGTGGGGAACCTAACTCTTGCTAACGTGACTGTGAGCAGTGGCAATGTCACAGCAAATGTATCTCTGACAAACGCCACCAATGTGGGTGTTACGTTTGCCACCTCCAGCTTGCCGCTTGTACCTGCCGGGTATATCAAAGTCAATTTGAATGGAACGGTGGTACTTGTGCCGTACTATGCCCAATGAACATGGAGTCATTGTCATACGTCAAGTACGGGGACAAGGATGGCCTCGGAGAATTCCTGTTTGAGAACGGTGTGCAGCACCAACTCTTTTACGAGATTCTTGCTGACCAGGGAATACTCATTCAGAAGTACCCCATCACAGATGCTGACCCTGCAAACTTGGATGACTGGTTGTTTGTGCATAACCAAGAGCATCAGCAGTTAGCTGTTATCTTGAACCTAGATAACCCGTTTCAGTTGCTAGACAGTGACTGGAATGTGGAAGAGGATTTCTACGACTGGGTTGGTGTGCATCAATCTATTCATCAACAGATAGCATCGTCTTTGGGAGTGTGACATGGCATTAGACCCACAAGCAAAAAGTTTTGTTGCCAATAAATTTGGCACAACTCCACAACAAATTGATTCTTTGTCTGCAATTCCCGGATTTAATTCTGAGCTAGAAAGAGGATTTGAAGTATTTAAAGATGGCATGACTGGAGGAGGCGGTCGTTATGTCAGCGGTGGTTTAGGCATTATGTCAAATGCAATTAAAGGAGCAACAGCAGACCCTATCGCTTTTGTAAAATCAGCAATGCGATACTCCGTTTATAACGGGCAAACAGATTTGCTTAAACAAGAAATTGCGTATTTACAGCAAAACAACATACCTGTAGAAGATATTAAATCTTTATATACAAGTTATGCAACGCAAAAAGCCAATGATGATGCAGCTTATGCTGCTGCACAACAAGGAGGCGGCGGATTATTTGGTGACATTGGTAAATTTTTTGCCAGCATAGACCCAAGCACAGCTATTAGCAAAGCAGCTACAGACTTATTTCAACCTGTTGAAAAAGCTATCACTGCTGGTGTTGAAGACATAAGCAAAGCTCTCAGCACGGATGATGCTAAGAAAGCTATGGCTATTGCCGCCGCATACTACTTGCCCGGTGTTGGTACTGCTTTAGGTAAGACGTTGGTTACACAAGGTCTTATCACTGGTGCTGCTGTTCCCTACGCCGCTGCTATTGGTACTGCGCTTGCCAGCACAGGAGCTAGTGTTGCTCAAGGTGTTCCATTTGATACTGCACTGACAAACGCAACTGTTAATGCAGTAACAAGCACTGGTTCGCAAAGTGTTGCTGGTTATATCAGCAAGCTAGGCGCTTCACCAGAGGTGGCAAACGCAATCACATCTGTAGGTGCGTCAGGACTGGCAACTGCTGCAAAGGGTGGAAGCGCAGCAGACATAGAAAGAAACATGACTGGCGCACTTGCCGGGTCTGCTGTCACAGGATTGACGGGTGACAAGATTTCTGGTGCTGTTGTTGGTGGACAAATTACTGGTGGCACAACTGGCGCTCTTCTCGGTGCTGCTGGTGCTGCTGGCGCAGGAAAAGATGTTAGAGAAGAAGCGGCTGCTATAGAAAAAGAACAAGACGCAACAAGCATAGTTCCTCCTGCTAAACCTGATGTAGTTAGTACAGCAGAACAAGACATTAGAAATCTAATGGCAAATATATCTCCAGGAGTACAAACTGCTGATATGTCTGGTGGCGTGATTGCTATGCCTACAGGTGTGCGTGATGAAACAGCAGAAAAACTTGGAATAAATTTGCCTCGTATTGGCAGTGACATGACTATTGTTGACCCTGAAACACAGGGTACTTTGCGAGACGTAATTGTTACTGCCCCAAGAGATGAACCAATAACATTTCAAGAAGGACAGCCAAATTTACCAGAACTAGACAGAACTGGTGAAGGACTTGTCATACTTAGTGAAAAAGCTACAACTGGTGGTGGGTCATCTGTTTCACCTGCTGACCAAAAGGTTCTTGATTTAATAAAGCCAACTCCGACACCGGGACAGGCTACTGTTGGTGTGCCAGCAACCTTCACTCCAGCAACTGCGCCAGGAAGAGGTGTAGAAACTGATGAAGAAAGAATTGCAAGAATAGATGCCCAAACTGCCCGTGTAATTGCTGGAGAAGCTGATTACACAACACGGTCAAGACCGGGTACAGGCACAGGTAACGCCACAGGCAACGTAGTTATATCTGATGGTGGATTAGGCGCTGGCGGTGGTAACGCAGCCGGGAATGTAGTTGTCGGCCCAGGAGAGGGTGACGGCGGTAGCCCCGGTGGTAATGTAACTATTGACGCAGGTGGTGGCGGTGGCAATGCTACCTCTAACGTGTCTGGGAACGTGGTTGTAGATGAGCCACCCGTTGAAGAGGTTGCTCCACCCGCTGAAGAAGAAAAGCCACCCGCTGAAGAAGAGGAACCTCCTGAAGAAGAAGATAAACCTCCAGGTGAAAAGGAAGAGCCGTACAAGCCGGACTTGTTTATCTACAGTGGCAAGACTCCAAAGCCCCGTCCAAGGACAAACTTGGGGACTACACTACAGGCTCCGTTTGCCCCGTCAACCACTCTGGGACAGGCATTGACAGGATACCGTGGAGCGGGTGAAATTGAGGGTAAGAAAACTGGTAAGCCTCGCCGGGATGTGTGGAACGAGGAATCACTGCGTCTTAAAGATGCGTTAGGACTGTAAATGGCTTCAGCACTCAGGAAAATGACCAGCGTTGGCGCAGATGTGCGCCAGATTGCCGCACTGTTGCAAGCGAAAGCCCCACAAGGGCATATGCTAGCTTACATCACTCCGCAAGAAGCAGCACTGCTAAAAGCGCAAGGTGGCTCTGGTGAGCCTGACCCTGAGACAGGAATACCGTCTTTCCAAGATGAATATGGTGGAAATGAGTTCTATTCTGTGGCTGATATGCCTCAAGAAAGCTATGCTGGGCCAAGTTCAGAGGCAGATACTGTTGGGTTTCAACCTCAGTTTTCTGAAACAATTTCCGCTGCCCCGCCCCCAGAAATTTCTACTTTCCCAATGGGTTCACAATTTGAGCCTACCATCAGTCAAGATGTTGCACCTGCTCCAATAGCGCCAGGATTAAACGCTCCTGTGCCAGCAGATATTCAGCAGTACATGGACATAGGCGCAGGACGGGCTACCGCACTGCCAGACCTTGCTCCGGCTCAAGACATTGGCTTGATGGACAGGGCTGCCAAAGCTACTGGGTTGAGCAAAGATACTCTTGCTCGTCTAGGCATTACTGGCGTACAAGCCTTGCTGGGTGGCAGACAAGCCGCACAAGCACGGGAAGCTGGTCAGGCTGGTAGACGAGAGATACAAGCTGTGGCGGCTCCCTACCAAGCTAAAGGTCAAGAGCTACAGGCGGCTGCACAGCGGGGTGAACTCACTCCTACAGGCCAGCAAGCAATTGCAGCGGCACGGGCACAAGCCGCACAGGGCGCAGAGCGCAGAGGCGGTGTTGGCGCACAGCAGACAGAAGCACAGGTGCAAGCCTTGCGTACCCAGTTGTTGCAACAGCAGTACGACTACGGTCTGAAGTTGTCGGGTATAGGTGACCAGATGGCTCTGGGTGCTATCCGCACGGGTATGCAAGCTGACCAGTACGCTAACCAGTTGACCTCTTCATACTTTAACAACATTGCCAGAATCGCTGCTGGCACACCTGCTGCAACGCCAGGAGCTACATAATGGCACTAGCTGATACTCTAAATCTACCAAAAACGGCAGCCTTGCTGGGTGGGCAGGGTATGCCTAAAACTCCCAAAAATTATGTGGGACTTGCTGAAAAAGCACCTGTAGAAGCAGAGCTTACCGAGGCTCAAGTCAAGGCCGAAAAAGATATTGGCATGGCTGATATTGGGATTAAACGTGCCGAGCAAGAACAAAAAATACAAGATTTAGAAGGACAGCAAGTCCTGGCACAAAAGACAGCGAAAGACATTCGTGCTTTGCCAGAGCGTGAGGCTTTAAAGACCAAGCGTGAAGAGTTTGCGGAAATGACCTTTGCTCCCACCAAAGACAACGCACAAGACTTGGCTAGTTTGTTTTCGCTGGTCAACGTCATTGGAATGGCTGTTGGTGGTGGAGGCAAACAAAACGCACAACAGGCCATGTACGCTATGAATGGAATGCTGGAAGGCTACCAAAAAGGCCGTGCAGACTTGTATAGAAAAGAGAAAGACTCTTTTGACAAGAACTTCAAATCCATGCAAGAGGCCGTCAAGACCTTGGAAAAGGATTATGAAGAAGCAGTCAAGATGTACCAGTACGACAAAGAGGCTGGTGAGATTGCCCGTAAGTTAGCTCTGGCCCGTTCTGGCTCTCCATTGTTTAAGGCAATGGAAGACCGTGTTGGCATGGTTGGCACACTCAACGCCATCAAAGAGTTGCGCTCTAGCGTGGACAAAGGCGTGACATTGCAAAACAACTTACAAGCCAAAGCAGATGCAGAAGCCAATGCTGAACGCCGTTCCCGTGAAGCTATGGCGCAGCGTGAGCGTATAGCAAAAGAACAGGCCGCTTTGCGTGAGAAATTGGCAACGATTGCTGCGGGTGGAAAAGGTCAAGGCACTCTCAAGCCTGGAGCAAAAGTTACAGAAGGTTATATCGCAGACAATATCTTGAAGGCAGATGTTGATGGATTGGTTAAAGACTTGAGCAATCCCAAGTTGCAACAACAAATCAAAGACAATCGTATAGAAGCGTTTTTGACGGAAGAAAGCAAGGTTCTCAATCAAGTATTAGCCAAAGAAATTCCTCCAGAACTTCAACAGTTTCTTACGAAAGTCAGAGATATTCGTAACAACTACTACTTGAACATATCAGGTAAGGCAGTTACGGGTGGAGAGGCTTTGCGTAACTACGGTACTGTTCCGCAGCCGGGTGATGAGCCGTCTGTCATGGTGAACAAATTGGCTGGCATGTCAGGCCGTATATCTGATTCCATAACACTCAAAAAACAGTTGTTTGGATTGCCAAACTTGAGTTTGAATCCTGGCACAAAGCCCAACCTGAAACCCGGTGAAGACTATGCTGTAGGTAGTCAACCCGGCACATATGAGCTGAACCAAGTTATTACGCTAGGCGGTAAGAAATACAAAGTCATAGGATTGGATGACCCTAGTGACCCTGACCTGGAAGAAATAAAATGAAACTTTCAGAAATTTCTACTTCCGAGCCTAAAAAATTAAAGCTCTCTGACGTTCAGTCAGAAGCCCCTGCCTCTGACAAAGCTGCTTTTGGAGTTTATCCAAAGCCGGGAATGGAGCCGGAAAAAGACCCGAACAAAAAAACCTTTTTAGGTGAAGCGGGTGATGTTGCAAAAGCCGGAGGAATTGGTGCGCTTGCTGGTTATTTCACGCCAGAAATAATGACGGCTGGTGGGTTGGCTGCTGGTGCTTTCCCTCCTACGGCCCCTCTGTCTCCCTTTCTGTTGGCTGGTGGTCAACTAGCCCGTGGAGCAAGACTTGCAGGTGCTGTTGGTGGAGGAATAGCTGGTGCTAGTGGTAAGGCTGCTGGCAAGGTTGTACCTGACCCTGAAAAGGTTGAGGTTGACATTCCCGGCATACAACTAACAAGAAAGCAACTTGCTGAGACTGCTGGCGAGTTTGCTGGCCCAGGTGCGCTAAAAGGCGCTGAATTTGCAGCCCGTGGCTCACCCATCATTGGTAGTGCCATACGTTCACTAGAGCGGTTTGGCAACATGGGAAGAGCAGAGTATGCAGACGCTGCGGCCCGTGAGCTTGCTCTGATTGCAAAGCCTGGGTTGCGTGAGAGGTTTGCTGGGTCTGCTGTGCCAGTAACAGAAATCAAAGCCTACCGTGACATTTACGATTCTCTTGCAGGGTTAGATTCTGCAAAGCGCAGAGAAGGCGAGATGGCGTTAGAAGGCGCAAAGACCAAAGCACAGAAAATCATCTCTCACTACAGTGAGCAAGCTAGGCGTGTGCAGCAGTTTGACATTGCAGAAGCCCAGCGGCTGCGTGAGAAAGGCAACACTGATGCCCAGCAACTTATTGATGATGCAATCAGTCAAGTAGCGCAGAGGTTTGGCATTGTTCGCAAGGCTGAAGCGGCTGGACAGAAAGCAGTTGCAAGCGGTCAAGAGGCTCTTGCGTCTATTGGAAATGCACAACGCTCTCGCTATGACATTGGCGCTGCTTTGCAAAACAAAGTCAAAGCTACTGATGATGTTCAAGTTAAAGCGTTGAAAGATGCGTTTGACGCTGACCAAGCAGCCAGAAATAAAATTGTTGCAGAGAGAGAAGCTGCCGGGATATTTCCAGAGAATACTGAAGCCTATAAAAACACATTGGCGTTTTTGAACGACAAGCTGGTTAAGGGACGGCAACCAGCAGAGCGTGTCAAGATTGATGTGACTGAGCAAGGTGTGAAGAATGCTTACGAGCGTGTGCGTGAAGCCATGCTCAACAAGCGTGTGATGATGGAAGGCACGGAAGCAGAGGTAGCACAGCAGGTTGCAGCTATACAACAAGCTGGCGGCAAAGTGCAAAAAGGCACAAACCCGGCGACTGGTGAGCCAGCCTACTACCGTGTATACAAAACATCATTTGAAGCACTAGACCCTGTTCGCAGAAAGCTGGGTGAGGCGTTTGACGGCAAGCCTGTGGAAGGCTTTGAGGGTTTGCTCAAAGACCAAGCAAAAGACTTGTACGGGCGCATTCGCTCTATCCAAGTTGAGTACGCTGGTGGCAAAGATGGCCCACAAGACATGCTTCTCAGAAATTACTCTGAAGGCAAAGACATTCTCAATGCCCTGCGTATTCCGGCTGGGCGCAAGGTCATAGGCGCAGACAAGCTAAACCCTGAGTACCTGACGCAAGACCCGTCAGAAATTCCAGCAGCATTTTTCCGCACCAAGAAGGGTGTGCAAGACCTATTGCAGATTACCAAAGACCCAGCCCTGGTAGAGGCAGCGGCATCTGATTACCTTGCCCGTAAGTTGTCTGGCAAGAACACAAAAGAAATCACAGACTTTTTGAAAGACAACAAAGAGTGGGTTGATTTGTTTCCAGGTTTGTCCGGGCGTGTCAAGAGCGCCGTGTCTGCCCTGGAGCGTGGTGAAAGTGTTGGCCCCAAGACAGGCAAGCTGGCAGAAACATTGCGTACAGAGATTAAAAACTTGCCAATCGCAGCAGAGCAGCAAGCAGGTAAGGTTCGTACTGAAGCAGAGAAAGAAGCGGCAGCACGGGCACAGGCTGGCTTCAAACGTGCCGCAGACATACGTGAGACTGGCAAGAAGATGGCTGCATCCGCAACGCCAGAGCAAGCCAAGATTGAGAGCATTCTTGGCAAAGGTGACCCCACCGTTGAGATTGAGAAACTCATCTCTAGCGGTGAGACAACCAAGCTCAGAGATGCTGCGCCCTTCATCAAAAGCAATCCTCAGTTGATGGATTCATTTAACCGGGCGCTGGACATTACTTTGTCTCGCATGAACCCCAAGAATGTTCTTGATGACTATGAGCGGATTATCAAACCTGCCCTGCTCAACACTGGGTTGGTATCAAGTCAGAAAGCCGCTGAATTGAGTCAGCGCATTCGCACTGTACAGATGACCCTAGAGCCAAGTGCAGCCGCACAGACGGTTCGTTGGATAATCAAAACAGGTATCGCTGGTGAGGCTGGAACACGTTTAACAGACTAAGGAGTAACCATGCCACTTAAAAAAGGTAGTAGTCAGAAAACCATTTCTGCCAACATTCGTAGAGAAATGAAGGCGGGTAAACCTCAAAAGCAAGCAATTGCTATTGCGCTCACAACGGCACGAAAAGTCAAAAGAAAGGCTAGGAAATGATGGAAAACGAATACAGCAAACAATCTATGGGTAGGTCAACACAAGCGGACATTGACCGCATGGCCCGTGAGGGTGGTGAGAACGAACTGCGTGGTAGCGCAGATGCGATGAAGATTAAGCGCCAGCTTGACCGCAAAGTCACCAAGACCGCTCGTAAGAACAAGCGATGAGCAAGAAGTCCAAGGGCATCAATCCAGAACTGGAGAAGGCTCTTAACGAGCTTCTCAAGCAGGTTATGGCTGACCCCACTGCCACCATCACCGATAAGATGCGGGTGGCTGACCGTGCCCTGAAGCTAGAGGCCTTGAAGCTCAAAGACTCTGATGCCGAGTGGGGTGCAGGGTTTATGGATGTAGATGATGATGAGGATAAGTGATAATATGATTATCCCGACATTAAGGAGTAATCATGGACGGAATCAAAATCATCAAAGTTGCCCTTGCAATCATCACAGACAGGCTCATCAGCATCTTGGCGTTGCTGACTTCGTTTGCCCTGGGGTGCTGGACAATGAGCGAGCCGGAGTGGACAAGAGTTGCAACACTGGGTATATTTGTAGTATTCAGTTTCCTATTGGTAAACATCAAGGAGAGAAGTAATGGACATGATTCCCAAGGTTAAATCTGTGAAGGTCACTGCCCAAACTGGCACTGGCATCATCCAAAACAAGCTGTGTGTCCCTGGTGAATTCACCCCTGGCAAGCTCCCCGCTGGTGGTTTCCAAGCTGTGTGGAACTTCAAGAACAACCAGCCTAACGACTACTTCACCCGCAAAGAGTCTCCCACTTCCGGCGGTGGCAAGAAGGTGTACTGATGGCTAATAACATTGCTTTTCAGTCGATGGGCAACTGTGTAGTTGCCACTGCCACCACTGCCAATGTGCAAGGTAATGTGGCTTCAATTTCTGCTGTCAGCCCCTCTAATCAATATTTGGTATTTAACACGGACAAAAATGACCCTGTGTTTGTAGCTTATGGCGATACAGCAAACTTGACCGCCATAATTCCTACAGAGGGAAACAGTTCGTCAGTGGTTGCAATTGCTCCATACACGGAAAAAGTATTTACTGGCCCTCAGTGCAGTAGCACTAAGACTGTTTATGTTCGAATCATTGCTCCACACGCAAACGCCAAAATTTACATCATGCCTGGAGAGGGTTTGTAAGGGGTAGGTCATTGACCCTGTTACCGCCTTTGCCCTCTGCAAGACAGCCTATAGCACCATCAAAGGTGCTATTGACGTTTATAAAGACCTAAAACGTACAGGCTCAGACCTGTCAGACATGACCACCGAGATAGGTGGCGCACTGTCTAACTTCTTCCACGGTCAGTCCAAGCTGGAAGAGCACCAAGAGAAACTCGAAAAGCAAAAGAAGCAAGACCAGAGGAAGGGTAAGAAGTCCAATCTGGTGCAGGAAGCCATAGACAATGTAATACGTGTCAGGCAGACTAAGCAGTTCTATACAGACCTGGAGCGCATGGTGCGCTGGGAACTGGGTATGCCTGACTTGTGGAGAGAGATTGTGGACGAGCACAAACGGCTCCTGCAAGAGCGCCTGGACGCAGAAGTGCTGGCAGAGAAAGAAGAGCGCAAGAGAGCCAGAGCCAGCCGGGAGTTCTGGGAGAAGTGGGAGCTTAGAGCCGCTGCGTTCATAGGCATCATGTTCTTCCTCATTGCCATGACAGGACTCTTCTACGGCATCCATCTTGACTACCAGGACAGAAAGAAGGAAGATACCTTCAATCGTAAGTTTTTTGAGAAGCAGTGGCAAAATCGGGATGTGCAGGACTGTTGGGTAGTGTACCAATCAACAGGACTGATTTCTGATTTCTGTATGCGATTCATGGGAAAGCCAAATGGAAACCTTACTCAACCTCCTTAAAGGTGCTGCTCCCGGTCTGGCAACCATCGTTGCTGGCCCCCTGGGTGGTGCAGCCGTGTCTGCCATTGCCAGCAAGCTGGGTGTGTCTGACACTGTTGCTGCCGTGACGCAAGCCCTGCAATCAGACCCAGAAGCCGCACAGAAGCTGGCAGAGATAGACCTCAAGCAATTCCAGCTAGAGAATGAAGACCGTGCCAGTGCCCGTCACATGCAAGAAGTAGCCCTGCAACAAGATAGCTGGTTTGCCAAAAACTTCTTGTACATGTTCACTTCTGTGTGGTCAGTCTTTGCAATGGTGTTCTTTGCGATGGCATCGTTCTACACCATTCCAGATGCCAACACCCGCATTGTTGACACCATCATTGGTGTGCTTATCGGCACAGTGCTTACCGGGTTCTTCAACTTCTTCTTTGGTTCATCCAAGGGTAGCAAGGACAAGACAGACGCACTGGTGAAAGGTGTGAAATGAACCTGACCCCACACTTCACCCTAGAAGAGCTAACGCACACAGACCACCGCACTCTGGACAACACGCCCAATGAAGCAGAGCTTGCCAACCTGAAACGCTTGGCTGAGTTTCTTGAGAGAGTAAAACATGAGCTGTATGACAGGCCCATCATTGTCAACAGTGCTTTCCGCTCTAAAGCGGTTAACGATGCGGTAGGCAGCAAAGACACAAGCCAGCACCGCACTGGTTGCGCCGCCGACATACGTGTCCCCGGCATGACCCCAGATGAAGTGGTGAAGGCCATCATTGCCGCTAACTTAGGCCATGACCAAGTGATACGTGAGTTTGACAGGTGGACGCATGTGAGCATCCCTAACAACACCACTGACAAACCCAGGCTGCAAGCTCTCATCATTGACAAGCAAGGGACTAGGTTCTATGCCTAAGAAGAAGTTTCCCAATTTAAGTGTTGGCAGAGGCGAGAAGCTGTCTGTCAAAAAGGGTGGTGGTCTGACTGCAAAAGGCAGAGCCAAGGCCAACAGAGCTACGGGTAGCAACCTGAAGGCTCCCACCAAGTCTGGCCCCCGTCACAAGTCTTTCTGCGCTCGCAGTAAGAGTTGGACAGGGGAACGTGGTAAAGCTGCTCGTAAACGCTGGGGATGCAGATAATGGCATACACACCTAAAGCCCAACGTGGCTTGTACTTCAACATCAACCAACGGCGCAAAGCCGGACTGCCGCCTAAACGCAAGGGTCAAGCTGGTTACCCTACAAAAGAAGCGTTCATCAAGTCGGCACGGACTGCGAAACGCTGACCTTCCGCATCTCACATTGAAGGTGTGGGCCGCTATAGCCTATGCTCTCAATCTGAAATGCACCCGTGAACCCGTAAGGACTGGCCCATCTCTTCACGTTGTCAAAGTATTCACCCCAGGTATCTGGCGTGATGATGTTGACATGTGTAGGGTCTTGGAAGGCCGCTGCATGTGGGAATGCAGGGGTGGATGAGTAGAACAACCCACCCGGCTTTAGCACTCTCCATATCTCGTTCATCAGGTCTATGAACGGATACTTGGCTTCCTTGTCTACATACACAACCCGTGGGATGTGCTCTATGAAATCAAAGGCAGTGATGTAGTCATAGGAGTTGTCCGGGCACGGGATAGGCTCCCACACAAGGTCAGCTTGCAAGTCTGCTATGGGGAACATATCCAGCCCCATCAAGAAGTCAGACTTGTAGTGGTTGCGTGTATTCTTCCCGCAGCCAAGGTCAAGAGAGATTGTCTTCATGGTGCTGGCAACAGGCCGCCCTCAAACAAGTACGTCCCAAAGTGACCCAGTACTGCCCAGGGTGCGGCATACACTTTGATGCCATGCTCCCGGCACTTGATGCAGAAATAGTAATCCTCTGACAACAGGCGCTCTGTACCCGGCTCAATACCACAAGCAAAGTATTCAACGATACGGTCTTGCTTGATAGTGCCGTCCAGGAAGGTTACGTCATTGACATAGTTGGGCATGAGGGTAGAGAGCTTCTCCAGCACTTCACGCTTGATAAGCATGAACCCTGTGCCACCGTTCCATATCTCTACAGGCTGGTCAGCAGGTACAGTGACAGCACCCTTGTAGTCCACCAGATTGACAACCAGAGAGCCTGTGCGGGTCTTCAATTGGTCTTGCGGTACACCCTCCTTCACGGCTTGCTCAACACCAGCCCAGTTGATTTCCTTCTTGGGATACATGCCGCAGATAACATCAACGTCAGCTTCCACCATCTTCACAATGTCTGCTGGATTGAAGCGAATATCTGCATCTATAAACATTAAGTGGGTTGCTTCTGCCTTTTGCATGAAGCCGTGTGCAAGTGCATTCCTGCCCCGCTGGATAAGGCTCTCGTTAAACATGCAGCTAAAGCTCATGTCGTAGTCATGCTGGCGCAGTACTCCTGCGGCGGTCAGCAGTGACTGGGTGAAGTACCCGGTACACATGCCGCCATACATAGGTGTAGCGATAAAGATGTGTGCTTTGCTCATGGTGTTCCTTGTTGGTTAGGTGGCAGACTGTCGGGATAACTCTGGTCTGCCAGCAGAGTCCTAACCTTCAGCTTTGCGCTGAGGCCGCTCCCGGCTGCGAATCTGTTTTCACAATCTCCATCGCATCCTCAAACCCAGAGGTGTAAGCGATATTCCAGATTTCCTGGAGAGACATGTTCAGAAACTTCTGAGTGTACTCAACGGCATTACGCCCTTTCTCCAGTGACTTCTGTGATGGTTGAATAGGTTGCTGATTCACGATATATCCTCAATTCTTAAAACATACTTGTTGGTCTTAGCTGACTTGCGCCAGCCATGCACTTCTATACGGATGCCAGCATCCCGTACATGTTGCACGGTATCTGAATCCTGTATCTTCTTTATCCTGGTAGACACAGCACTTGCAGTGACTTGTACCGCCAAGATTTCCCCTTTGCGGATGCACAAGAGGTCACACCATCCCCAGAGGTCTTGTCGTATCCTGGCAAACGGATTCCAGTGTTCAACAATTGCGACTAAGTATCCTTGCTCCCGTAGGTACGCAAGACTTCTCTGGGTAGGTGTGACTTTGTTAGCCATCAGAACTCTTCTTTTAATTCTTTATGTCGTTGCTTATGGCAAGGTTGACAGAGCCACATTACTTCTAATGCTTTGTCGTAGTCTTCGTGGTGTGCCAATGTCTTTTCGCTTCCGCAACGACAGCAAGGTTCACGTTTAAGAACTCCACTGCGGATAGCACGACTAACTCTGGAGTGCGCTCGGTGTCTTCTAGCATCCTCTGCTCTCCACGCTTTACTAACCACTGCGTTATGTCTTTTTCTCTCAGGGAGTTCAGCTCTTCGTTTGTCATACTCTCTTATCCTTTCAATGTTGATTGACCTGTGTTTACTTACGTCCGACTTTGTGCATTCTTTGCACTTGTTGAGATGACCGTCAGCCATCATGGAGTGCTTGTAGAACTCGTCCAATGGCTTGACAGTGTTGCACTTAAAACATTCCTTAGAACGAACCATGTTGTACTCCTGTGCTGTGGCGGTACAACCATTATAGACCCGTTCTAATTAAAAGGTATATCGTTGTCATCTTTTCTGATGCTGTACTTTGGCTGCACCTCTGTGGGTCTGCCCTCTTCCAGCTTCTTCTTCTTGAGCCAGTTGTCTTCCTTGACCGCCAGCAAGTTGTAGCCACGGCTAGTAGGCTTTTGCCACAGTGCCAGCTTCAGCTTCTCTCCAGCTTTGTAGTCCATTTCCAGAACCACAAAGCCTTTGAAGTCTGGCCCTTTGGGTGACTTGCGCTGAGATTCTTCCTCCCAGTAGCACACACCCATGCCGGGTTGTTCTTGATGTGGGTTAGAGGCCATTGTTTTCCTTTCGTAGTGAGTATTTGGCAAAGTCTTTGCCACCTTGAGAAACCATTGAAGTGTGGATTGGGTATCCCTGCCGCCTGAGATATTCGATATGTGCCGCCAACCTGAAGCTGCCATAGTTGTCTAGTGCCTCTCTGGGTGTTAGCGGCCCAATGTTTTCCAAGTGATTCAAAATATTGGCTCGCTGTGTTCCGAACCGGGCGGCAGGGGTTCCGGCTTTGGGGGAGTGATGCTCCCACCAGCCCGGACAATCTCTCCCTTTAACTTGATGTTGGTGAAGCTGTCGAACTGCGTAGTAACCACCACGTTAGTGCCTTTCAGAGCTTCCAGCTTATCTGCCTTCTCAGCATCGCTGAACTTGGGTGACACAGAGATGCGGTGAACCAGAGAGCAGTAACCCTCTATCCATTCGTCTGTTGTGTGGTAGCTGCAATACGGCTTTTCATTGCCTGGGACGTAGAGGTGATATGCCCCATCTGCCACTTCCACTCCCACATCTTGCGTGACTTCATCAACACGTTCTGCTGCTCCCATATCCACCGTCTTGCGGGGTTCAAAATCTTGTACTTCTTCGGGTGTGTATACCCCAACCACGCAACCCGGATAGACCGCACGGATACCCTCTGATAGACACCGTGCCCGGAGCATTGCACGTGGATAGTTCTTCCAGTTATCCTTAGTTGCGATACCGATGGATTTCGCCTGGGCGAGCGTCCAAGTGACCTCAAGCGAACCACCCGCAGGGTGGCTAAATACTCCAGAAACTTCTGCATCTGTATATACCTTCCATTCAACTTTTCCACCAGCTTGCTGGAACCTTGCCAGCATCGCATCTGCTTTCAGAGCGGGACGGCCCTGGATGATGTGATAGTCACGTGCTGCGATAGCGGGGTGCAAACCCTCTGCTTGGCACAGCAACATGAGTGCTATCGCTTGGTCAGGGGTCTTCATCCCGAACAAGCCAGACTTGGACACGGCAATAGCCATGCTCTCAATTTCGTTAAAAGGCACAAGATTACTCATAAGAGTTTCTCCAAAATAGTGATAGACAGCTCCATCAGGGAACAGAAGGCCAGCATGTAAATGCTAAGAATGCTCATTCTTGACCTCCCTAGCCTTCATCATTGCATCTGCCCATTTGTACGCACTTTCTGTAATTGGTGCGGACATATCATCTTTATCGTCAATGCTCATAATGATTGCTTGCATGGCAAGACCAGCAAAGTAGTCACGCAAGTCCATACCCTCTGCCATCGTGGTGTTGCCAGTGGTGGGGTGCTTGTGAATAAATGGGTAGGCTTTCATTCTTCTGCCTCCAGTGGTACATCACGCCATTCACCGGGAGCCTTCCATCCTGGTATGTCGTTGTCCCACCATTGCTGGAGGATGCGAACCCTGTGCGGGTGTAAGAAGTGCTCGCCGTTGCGTTCGTAACTGTCGCGCTCAACAAAACGCAGTTTGGGTGTTGGTGTCATGGTCACCCCTTCACCAAAAAGCGGCGTGAACCTGGGACGTTGACCACAAACTTCTCGTAAACATCCGGCATGGCAGACTGAAACAGCTTGCTGTCAAACCTCTCGCTGTACTTGGCATTCTTCCAAGTAGCCAGCACAGAGCCATCAAACGTAGCCAGTTGGTTGCACTCACCCATGTAACCTTGCACAAGGGTCATCAGAGCCGCTTCCTGGGCCTCTAGAGCCTTTATCTGACCCTTGACCACCTGTAGGGTGCGGCAAGCCTCTTCCACCGTCCTGGAGGCCATCTTGGTGTTGTCCAGTCCTGTCGGGTAAATCAGTCGTGCCTGTTCGGGAGTTTCGGGGGGAAGAGTTGTTCCGGCGGCAACATGTCCCCAATACCCAGCCATCTCCTTGATGAGCGCTTCTTTCTGCTCGTCTGTGATTTCAAACGGAATAAGCACAAACTCTTGACCACCAAAAAGCACAGCCAGATAAATTTTCCGTACGCCGTATACCGCTGTTTCGTGGATAAGCTGTGCCATGTCAGCAGCAGGGACAAGGCCGCATTCATCAAACTTAGCTCGCACCGCAGCGTTATAGTTTTTACACTCAACCAAGATGGTTTCGCCATTGAGTTTCCCGTGATAGTCAAAGTGTGAGCGCAGCCAGGGGTGCTTGGGATGCGTGAGAGCTTCCTCAATCTTCTCCAAGCGCACACCCAGCTTCTCACTGGCAAGGTTTGCAATGACGGGTTCCATCACATGACCCATCTGCACAGCTTCGATGCCGGACAGGTCTGGAATCTCCATCTTGCCCTGTTTGGTGAGGATGACCTCGTTGGCTTTGCCGGATGCTGCACGGCGAGAGTCACCTGACCACCATGCGCTGTTACGGGTTTCTGGTGAAAAGTCAGACATTGCTGGCCTCCTTCTCTGCGAACATCGCACCATCAGGGCCGCAGGGCTTGCTAGTGCAGCGTTGCACAGCGCAGAAGGGTAAGACATCAAGAGGCGCCAAAAGACCCGTTACGAGGCTTGTGGCACGTACTATGGCGCATCTACCAAGCTCAGGGTTGATGGAGTGCTTCTCCATCGCAAAATGTTTGCAATTAATACAGAGTTTCATGTGGAACTTCCTTTTGAGGTTAGGGTGAGATTGAATTATACAGGTATCTGGTTAGTGTGTGTAGGTGTTTACCCTCCTGTCTCTGTTGATTGTGTTCCCCGCAGCTCCCAGCCCATCAGAAAGTAATTCCAGCGGGTGGTGATAGCGGGGTTAGAGAACTTGCGGCCTTCCCAGGCCAGCTCCTCCAGCGTGTAGCCCTTGCCTAGCATCAGGGCTATAAATACCTGTCGTGCTTTCATGTGTCCTCCTTTATGTCGTGTGCGGCTTCGATAGCGTCGACTACTCTTCTGCCTTGTTTTGATACAGGGCCAGCACCACCATTCTGTCCAAAGTAGTACCGCAAAGTTTCGTCGGCCAAAATGTCTTTATCCGTCAGCGGCTTGCGCTGTGGTGGGGTGGTGTAGAGTGGATTCCATGCAGTAATGTCAGCATTCTTTGGTAATTTCTTTCTAAAGTGTGCTGACCCTAACCATTGCCATGCCACAGGCTTTTGCTCAATCTCTTGCCCAAGCCTCTGTGTCTCACGCATGGCGTGTTCTGCCAATGCCTCCCTTGCAATGCGCTCGAGTTGGGCGCAAACAGTCGGGGCATGTGGCTCTGTTAGCAGTAGCTGATACATCTTCTTCAATGCTTCTTGTGTCATTTCAGCACCTCTTTACAGTTTCTCCGACCCATCACACTAGACCGCAAACGCACTGTTGGCGCTTCATCTGGTGAACCTACCCCAAC